CCGCAACCCGCAAAGTCGAAGGATGAATACCCGGCAACCCTGCGGACAAAAGCAGAGCGGGATGTCTGGGACAGAATCTATCCGATTATCAACGACATGGAAATCATGACCGTGGCCGACCGGGAATCCTTGGCGTGTCTTTGTCGCATTCAAGCGATGTTTGACAAATCGAAAGATCCAGTGCAGATGCGCTTATTTTCGCGAGAATTACGGCAATCGTATGCTGCGTTCGGCATGACGCCGTTCGATCGGTCGCGTATTATCGGGCAGCCAAGGAAGAAACAAGAGAGCATGGAAGACATCCTCGATGGCCCGCGGATAGTGAAGGACGATGTTCGATCAGAAGCGAGCTAATAAAGCGATCAACTTCTTCGAGAAGTTCCTCACGCACTCAAAGGGCGAATATGCTGGCAAGCCGTTCCTTTTGCAGGAATGGCAAGAGACGATCATTTCTGACCTGTTCGGCACGGTAAACGAGGATGGCTCGCGGCAATACCGGACGGCGTATATTGAAATTCCCAAGAAGAATGGCAAATCGCCTCTTGCCGCGGGAATCGCTCTGATTTTGCTCGTTATCGACGAAGAGATGGGCGCGGAGATCTACTCGGCAGCCGGGGACAAAGATCAGGCGTCGATTGTGTTCAACTACGCGGCGGATATGGTCCGAAACAGTCCCGAGCTGTCCTCAAGACTGAGAATCTTGAATTCCCGAAAGCGCATCATGTACGAAGGGACGAAGAGCTTTTATGCGGCGGTTTCTGCCGATGTACCGACAAAGCACGGACCAAATATCCACGGGCTGATCTTTGATGAGCTCCACACGCAACCAAATCGGAATTTGTGGGATACCCTGAGCACGGGAACAGCTGCTCGGCGGCAACCGCTTACCCTGGCGATCACTACGGCGGGATTCGATCGGCAGTCGATTTGTTGGGAACAGCACGAATACGCCGAGAACGTTTTGGATGGCACCTATGATGATCCGACGTTCTATGCGCGCATCTACAAAGCCGGTGATGATGACGACTGGCTGGATGAGGCGGTATGGCATCAAGCGAATCCTGCGCTCGGGACGTTCCGCAGAATGGAGCATATGAGGTCCGAAGCGGAGAAGGCGCAAAGGTTGCCGGCCTATCAGAACACCTTCCGTCGATTGTATTTGAACCAGTGGACACAACAGGACATCAGATGGATGGATCTCCGCAAATGGGATGAGTCTGCGGGAATAGTCGATCGAGAATCGTTGCGTGGTCTGCGATGCGCGGCTGGCTTGGATATGTCGAGCTCTATCGACATCACGGCGCTGGTGTTGGTGTTCAAGGTCCTTGAGGAATTCGTGGCGGTACCCTATTTCTGGATTCCCGAGGACAACATGAAAGAGCGCGTGGAGCGAGATCGCGTGCCGTATGATGTTTGGGTGCGCGAGGGCTTGATTGAGACTACGCCCGGCAACGTCATCGATGAACGGTACATCGTGCAGCGGATAGAGCAGATCGTGGACGAAGAGGAGTATTTGATCCGAGAAGTGGCCTATGATCGATTCGGCGCCAGCTTGATAGCCAAGGACATCGAAGCCTTGGGAATCAAGGTGATTCCGTTCGGCCAGGGGTTCGTCTCGATGAGCCCGCCCACTAAAGAGTTGATGAACTTGACGCTTATGCAGCGATTGAGACATGGCGGGAACAAGGTACTTCGATGGATGGCGAATAACATGGTGGTGCGCGAGGATGCCGCAGGGAATATAAAGCCGGACAAGTCGAAGTCGCGGGAAAAGATTGACGGCATGGTTGCGCTCATCCAGGGGTTGGATCGGGCCACGCGGGATGAATACAAGCCGAGCATCTACGAGCGGAGGGGGATACGGAGCTATGGCTAAACATGGAATACTGACGCGCATAAAAGCGGCTGCGATGGCGTTTCGTGGGTTCGAGTCAATCGCGGATCTTGATAGACGATTGGATGCCGTGGGCAGTGATCAGAGTGTTGCCGGCACGACCGTCGATAGAATCACGGCGATCAATCTGTCTGCGGTTTTCAACGCGGTCACCTTGATTACCGGGATGATGGCGTCTCTGCCGTTGCATCTGTACGAGCGGATCTCTGACACGAAAAGGCGGCGCTTGTCGAACCATCCGACTGCCAAATTACTGGAGAAGCCGAACGAGGAGATGTTGGGATACATCTGGCGTGAGATTGCCCAAAATCATCTCTTGATGCAGGGGAATCATTATGCCCAGAAAATACCTGATACCACCGGGCGCATTGTGCGGCTGTGGCCGTGGAATCCTCAGGCGGTGAGAACGGAAAAGAAAGCCGGCCGGTTGAAATACATCTTTCTCAAAAACGACGGCACGGAGATGATGCTCGATCGGGAACAGGTCCTGCACATCCCCGGATTGGGATTCGATGGGCGGAAGGGATATTCGGTTCTGGAGCTCGCGCGCGATAGTTTCGGGTTGGGGATGGCCTTGCAAGAATTCGGCGGCCGATTTTTTGGCGATGGAACGCACCTCGGCGGCTTCCTGCGACATCCGGGCGAGCTATCGGAGAAGGCCCATGATGCGCTCGAGACGGAGATGAAAGAGAAGTATCACGGCATCAAGAAATCGCACCAGTGGATTCTCCTCGAAGAGGGAACCGAGGCGCAGCCGTTGGGGATTGCACCGGAGGACGCGCAGTTTCTGGGCTCGCGATTGTTCGAGGTCCAGGAAGTCGCGCGCTGGTTCAACCTTCCTCCATCGAAGCTGAAAGACCTGTCGGGCGCGATCAAGAGCAATATCGAGCAAGAGCAATTGTCATACGTCGGGGATACCATTCTTCCGTGGGCGGTGCGGATGGAGATGCACTTGACCGACGCCCTTCTGATGCCCGAGGAAAGAGAATCGCTATATATCGAATACAATATGGAGGGTGCGCTGAGAGCGGATACCGAAAGCCGCAACAAGGCGTATGAGATCATGCGGCGGAACGGCGCGCTAAACGCGAACGAGTGGCGGGCGAAAGAGAACATGGACGCGATCGCCGGTCCGGCCGGTAACGTTTACGTCCTGCCGGTCAACTATGCGAACGCCGAGATGATAGCGCAATCTCCACCGGAGCCTCCATCGAATGATGCGATCGAGGAGGATAGGACGCTGCGGATAGTTGCCAGCCGTGGCGATCGGGCTGCGAGATCTCAAGCGGAACGCCGGAGATTGGCGAATCAATATCAGGGTTTGTTCGAGCGAGCGGTGGATACCATCCTAAAACGGGAAAGCAACGCGCTTTTGAAAATAGCTCGGGAATCCTTTAATACCAGAGATGCCGATCAATTTATTGCCGAGGTACAGGATTGGTACGAGGAACAAGAGCCGTGGATTCAGTCGCAATATGCCGGAGTTTATACAGCATACGGAGACGACATCTATCCTATCGCTGCTGCCGAGGTTGGAGCGGAGGACGATGTATCGGATGCGTACCGTAAAACCGTCGAGGCATTTATTGCGACCGCTACTATTCGACATATCATCTCCTCGCGCGGACAGATTATCAAAGTGGCCGTTGACGCAGAATGGGTTACTGACAAAGAACGTGAAGAGGCGATTGAAAAGCGGGTGCAACGATGGGAAAAGGATCGGGCGCTCAAGATTGCCAGACGAGAATCGGTTGACGGAGAATCGGGGCTGGCGCAATCGGTCTATGATGACAACGGGTTCAATACGCGATGGGTCACCATCGGAGAGAATTGTCCGTTTTGTGACTCGATGGACGGGCGGATAATTTCATCGGGACAAAACTATTTCGGATCGGGGCAGACGCTTGAAGTTAGCGATGGAAAGCAGATGTCATTTTCCCATGAGGTTCGTCATCCCACGTTGCACGGAGGGTGCGATTGTACCGTGGTAGCGTCCGCTTAGACGAATACGAGGTCGGAAGCGCAGCTATGTATCGCCGGATGGTGATACGCGCGTTACAGGATACCGCTGTGCAATTGGCCGATGAATACGACGGGCCAATAAAGGTCGAAGTAGATATTGACCAAACCCATAAAAGCTGTAAAATTAGAGTAACAGAGTTTCACGGGTTCGACTGACGGGCCACCGGCACACACCGACCTCGAGGCGAACATCGCCAGTAGTCAACCATAGTAGAGGGCCACCGGCACACACCGACCCGCTACGCATAAGTCAAACATATCCTGCGGAAGGATTGCTTGAGATATGCGTAGCGGGTTTTTTTATTGGGGAAACGGAATGAAACGGAAAGGACTTCGACGCTTCACGATGCAATCCGAAATCCGAGCTGCCGACGATGGCAAGACCATCGAGGGCTATGCGGCAAGGTTCGGCGTATGGACGCGGATTCTGTGGTGGGACGAACAAGTGAAGCGTGGGGCTTTCTCAAAGACCATCGAGGAAAGCGATATCCGCGCTCTTTTTAATCATGACCGCAACATGGTCCTCGGGAGAAAAAAGGCGGGGACGCTTGAGCTTGCCGAGGACAAGAAGGGGTTGCGATATTCGGTCGTTCCGCCGGACAGTCGGCGCGATGTAATTGAGAGCGTGGCCAGGGGTGATGTGACGCAGAGTTCGTTCGGCTTCGATGTCATCAAAGAGGAAACCAAGCGAGGCGAGGGTGATGAGCCGGACAAGGTGACGCTTGTTGAGGTTCGGTTGTATGACGTATCTCCGGTGACATTTGCTGCCTATGAGCAGACCGAAGGATTGGTCGTGAGGGCGCAGATGGATCAGGCGTGCCGAGAATTGGATCTCGATTCTCAGGTTGTCGATATCCTGATGCGTAGTCGGTATGGCCAGGTGTTGAGCGACGGAGAGATCGAGAATATTTCAGACTATTTCAGCGTGGCGATCACGCGACCTGATGAGCCGCCGGAAGAACGGCACTCGGAGGAGGCAGACATCGAGGCGGCTGACGCTGCCACTCGGATGTATAGCGAACTTGCGCACGCACAAATTCAGGCCATGAGGAGCAGGATAAATGCTTGAAAATGCAAGGAAGAAGTTACGGGAGCTGCTGGACGAATCACAGAGAATGCTTGACGCAGCTCAGGCCAAGGGCGCGGGGCATCCGGACGCCGATGAGCGCGAGGCGCTGAATGCGAAGCTCGTAGAAGTGCGAGAAATCGAGGCTACGATCTCGACGCTCGAAGCGTTTGAGGAAACCCGCGAGAGAATCGGACAGCCGGTAGAAGAGCGCGTTGATGCCGGTGAGCCGGTCAATAATGACAATTTTGAGGTGAGCCTCGGTGAGTTCCTTCAGGCGGTCGCACGACAGGCACCGGGATCGATGCCGGGAACGCAGATTGGCGGCAGGGAATGCGGCGTGCCGACGGATCATGACATGCGGATTCTGTACGGTAGTCCTGAGGAGCGACAGAAACGAGAACAGCAGCGGGCCACCGGGGCCAGCGAAAGTGTGCCGTCGGAAGGTGGATTCCTGGTAGGGACCGACTTTTCGGACCAGCTGATGCAGAAGGTGCACGATACCGGGGTGCTGCAAAAATATTGCAGTCCGATGACTATTTCCGCCAGATCCAATGCGCTCAAGATCAAGTCGATTGATGAAACGTCGCGTGCGAACGGTTCTCGATGGGGTGGTATCCGGGCCTATTGGGTGGATGAGGGCGGAACCCTGACGGCGACGAAGCCAAAGTTTCGCGACATTCAATTGACGCTCAACAAGCTCGCGGGCCTTGCCTATGCAACCGACGAGCTCCTGGAAGACGCTGCGGCTCTCGGGCAGGTTTTTTCTAACGGGTTCGCGGAGGAGATGGGATTTAAAATTGATGACGCGATCTATAACGGCGACGGATCGGGGAAGCCGCAAGGAATCCTGAACGCCAACTGTACCGTCTCGATTTCCAAGGAAAGTGGGCAGGCGGCTGCCACCATAGACCCGCTGAACATCGTGAAGATGTACGCCAGATTGTGGGCGAGATCCAGGCCGAACGCGCGATGGTTTGCGAATCAGGATATCATTCCGAAGCTGTTCACGATGGTTCTGTCGGCTACGAGCACGGATGTTCCGATGTATCTGCCGGCCAATCAGCTGGCGGGAAGGCCGTTCAATACCTTGCTCGGCTTGCCGATCGAATTCATCGAGCAGGCCGCAACGCTTGGGACGGTCGGGGACATTATGCTGGCCGACTTGAGCCAGTATATCTTTGCGACCAAGGCGCAGATGCGGTCAGCGCAATCGATGCACGTTCAGTTCACTACGGACGAGATGGCTTTCCGTTTTATTCTTCGGGTTGACGGGCAGCCGTTATGGAATAATGCCTTGACGCCCTTCAAGGGTACCAATAGCCAGACGCCGTTCTTGAGCCTGGCAACCAGATCATAGGGGGAAGAGATGAAGGGAATAAATATCGCGGAACAGTGCCACGTCGTAAACGTTC